CCAATCATTGACCACAATACAACAGAATGGGATTACAGATTAACAGACGTAACTATATCGGAGGAAGATAATGACTGATGACCAGCAACAAGAAGAAACACTTGAAGAAGAACAGTTAAATGAATTAGTAACTCGAATAGCTAACACTATTGATAGCCTTATCAGCTATCCAGCATATGAAAGAAGATACATGACTGTTCGTATAGACCATGTTGAAAACGAAGTATCTATTGTATGGGATATGTCAGAGCTAGAACTTGAGACATTGGTTGACTGTCTTGATAATACTTCTGAGATTGAGAAGCATGTAACTGTCAGCCATAGGATAGAGTAATGGAGCAATGGCAAAAGAGGTATGCAAAAAGAAAAGGCGAAGTCTTTTTGCAGATCAAAGAGAAGTTAGAAAAATCTGCGAAGCCAGAGTATATTCGCCAAGAGGTATGGCAAGATGTGGTTTACCAAACTGCAAAAAAATTATCACACAAATACATGACGAAGATTCGTCAAGGAGAAAGAGCATGAGTGAATTATGTTTAACTATAGATGAGCAATTAGCTGTCAGTAAATTAATTGCTAGTAATGTATCTACTGCTGCAAAATTTATGGAAAATCTTAATGAAAATAATGTAACAAAGTTTGAGCAAGAATATATACGTTTGGTTTTACAATGCCGAGACGAAGCATATGAGCTTAGACCTTTGTTACAAAAAATGACTGACAATATTAATAAATGGGATAGCAATGAATAGCTGGGTAAAAATACTTGTGCTAACAGGTGTATGCCTTTTCTTTTTGTTAGCTGGTATAGAAATTTTATTAACAATATTAACCGAAGGAGATTACTAAATGACTGATAAAATAAATAAATTGCTGGATAAGGTAGATAAACTCATGGACGAGGTTGATATTCTTAGAGCAGATGTTAAGAAATACAAACATATATGGAAGAAAGCCGAAGCTAACTATATATATATGTTTGAACGACATGCAGAAAAAGAAGATATTATAAAACAAAATAATATCTTTATGGATTTCATAACTGACTATGCAATCCTTCAAAAAAAATTACATAAATACAATCACGACCATTGTGTAAAACAAGTAGTTGATTCAGTACCTGATGATGAATTGCTTAATGTTTCGGCAGCATTTGAAAAAAGACTTAAAGAAAAATGTAAAGATAAAGAGCCTGATACATTTGAACTAATAATGGAATCTTTAAACATAGACTCATCCATAAAAGGATAGGAGGTTACTAATGGCAGAACAATTCCAAATGATAAAAGTAGCAATAGAAATACACGAAGATGATTGGAATGGAGATTTACGAATTAATGTAATGCGTGATAATCACCTTATAGAACAATATACTGCAGTTGATTTAGAAGTGATTGAAGTATCAGCAAATTTAATAACCGACATAAAGGAGGCGTAATGAAAGGTACAGGACCAATACGTAAAGTAAATAAGTATGAGCAAGTTAAAAAACATTTGTTAAAGCGAGGTAAGATTACAAGCTGGGAAGCGATAACAAAGTTTAGAGCAACCAGGTTGTCAGATATTATTTGGAAGATGAGAAATCGTGGATATAATATTTATGGTATATGGAAAACAAATAAAGATGGCACAAGATATATGGTATATAACTTAGTATGTAGAGAATCCTATAGGAGGTAAAGATGGTAATACATAGTAGCACTTTATGTGAAGAAGTAAGAGAGTTACAACAAGAAATGTCAGTAGAAGAATTAATAGATATGATTGATTCAGACACTACTCTTGTTTGTATACAAACTGCTCTTGAAGAAATTGCGTTAGAAAGAATTATACAAAGAACGCAAGAATATGAAGATATAATTGAACGAGGTAAAGTATGAAAGATAACATAGGTTGGTACATAACCTTTGCCATACTAATTGGTATATGGGTTATGGTGATACAATTATGACGTACAAAGAATTGGTATACGCTCTTAAAAGCCAAAGACAAAAATGTAGAGTAGACACAATGACAATATCACAAGTAATTGGTGTAGCCGACAGTTCAGTTGGCCAATGGGAATCATTCAAAAAGATTCCTAATGGTAGCAATTTGATTGCTTGGGCTAATGCACTTGACTTTGATATAACCATTGTAAATTTTGAAACCGAATGTCCAACAGACTTTGAAGCATCAGCAGATGTGATAGCTTGGACACAAGAACAGGACATAGATTATGACAGAGAAAAAGAAAAGTTCATCGACTACTACACAGCCAAAGGTCGAACAGCAAACAACTGGGAAAGTATGTTCAAACTTTGGGTACGTAGGTCTGTCGAATTTAGAGCAGAGTCAGATAGAACACGTGCAACACATGATAAAACATCTGCCGAGTTTGTTCGCAGCAGACGTAAACGAATCCTTGATATGTCAAATGTATCGAGTAAATTTCTTGAAAGAAAAAGTAAAGACAAGTGAGTTGATTGCTGCAACAACGAAGTGTAAAGAAAGACTGCAACCATGTAGGATATCTGACGTACAAGTAATGCTAGAGACTATATGCTCTACATTTAGTTGCTCTGCGCCTGACGAATTAGGACTAAAAACATATTGGGAATTATTAAAAGATTATCCTGGTGGTTTATTTCCATACGTAACATTACATATATGTGGCACATATAAGTATAGACATTTACCTATGCCTGTAGAATTCATTACATATCTTGATAAAGAACTAGCATTATGCCAACGATTTATCAATGACCTTGAAAATTCAGCAGCTTGGGCTTTACAATTAGAACAAACATCCTATAAAATAGGAGATTAATATGAGTAGTGTAGTCAACATAGATAGACATAAAGGTATTGGTGGATCAGATTCAGGGATTCTTATGGAAGAATCATTGAGTGGTATACACAACCTTTGGCTATTGAAAACACAACGCAAAGAACCAGATGATTTATCAGATGTGTTGCCAGTACAAATGGGTGTACTGACAGAAGATTTTAATAAGTCATGGTTTACCAAACAAACTAGTATTTATGCAGAAGAATATCCAATGGGTATTGTTGTAGATGGTTTTAGGTATGCACACTTTGATGGCTGGTGTCCAAAAGAACGAGCCATTATTGAATGTAAACATACCAATGCTTTCAGCAATATGCGTAAGGTTAAGACTAAATACTATGCACAAATCCAACATTATATACTGCTATCCAAGTTAGATACTTGTTACTTGTCAGTATTTTTTGGAAACATGAAATGGGAATACATAACCATTCAAAAGAATCGCCATTACCAAGCAGAACTGTGGAAACGACAGGAACTATTTTGGGAACTGGTAGATAAAGACGAAGAACCAACAGAGGATAATACCTCATGGAGACTATATGAGTAATTATACAGAAGAACTTATCAGTAAATTCAAGACTGAATATGGGCTAGGAAAAGATGATTTTTGGAATCTTGCCAGAGGTGGTAAAGATACCTGGATTATCAAACACAATGCACTAGAACAAATTGCATCAAAGACAAAAATATTTTGGGAGTTAGAAGTATTAAACTTTGCACCTGATGTTGTTGTTAGCTGCAAAGCGTACCGCCAAGACGACAAAGGTACATCTCGTGCTGTCTATTCATTGGGTGAAGCAAGCCCAAAGAATACTAAGAATGCTTATCCTTATGCTATGGCAGAAAAGAGAGCAGTAGATAGATGTATCTTAAAACTGTTGAATGCACATGCTTACATTTATTCAGAATCAGAAGCTGACTCATTTGCAGAACCGCAGAAAACAGCACAAGAAAGATTAATTGAGAAAGAGAAAGAAAGTATTAGAAATATAATTAAAAAGGAGAAACATAATGCATAACAAAATAACGTTGATAGGTAGATTAGGTAGAGATGTAGAAGCTAAAGAATCTGCTAGTGGTAATAGGTATTGGAGATTTAGTATTGCTACCAATGAATGGATTGGTTCAAAGAACGAAGAAGAAACAACTTGGCATAACATCACATGCTTTAATGATTATGTTGGTAAACAGTTAGACGACAAAGGTAAAGCTGGTACATTGCTTTACATAGAAGGCAAACAAGTTTACAACACATACATCAATAAAGATGGCCAAGAGGTTACTGCTGGTGGTGTGGTGCTAGATAAATTTAATTCTGTTTGCAAGATAATGGAAAGAGCAGCACCTAAAGCTACAGGTAATGTAAAGAAAAATGATGACTTTGATGATGACGTACCATTTTAGGAGGTAACATGTTAGTAGGAATATTGGTAATACTATGGACAGTAGGGATGGTGGTATGAAAATAAAAGCTAGACAAAGAGATGTATATTATTTTATCAAGCATTTTATTGCTGCATACAAAACATCGCCAACATATAAAGAAATATGTGGGGGGTGTCGTATCAAAAGTAAAAGTCATGCCTATGATTTGGTTAGCCATTTAATTAACGAAGGGTATATAGAAAAAAACAAAGAATTAAATACCAGTCGTCAGTTGAAACTTACCAAAAAAAGATATAGGATAATGATGTAACTTCGAGTTGACTGGCTAGTTTAAATTTTTCATTGCCAGTCGTCTAATTTCCCCCTTTTACAGGGGGTTTTTTTTGTTGATTAACATAGAAGGGTCTATCTTTTGCATAGGCAAACGTTGTTAGATTAGGTATACCAATGGATTAGCACATACCTAAACGCCTCTATATGGCTAAATAAGAGCGTTTAAATTGTGGTGTTTGTTCTAATGTTGGACAAATGGTGTCCATTCTTCTATTTGTTCGTCAGTTATGGGGTCATTTGTAGATGAACAGTTTGGAATATTCTGTATGCTTTTTCCTAGTAATATAATTCCAAGAAATAAAGCCAAGACTATTAAAAAATCTTTCACTTCAATAACTCCTGGACTTCTTCCAACAGCTCTTGTTGTGTACCCCATTGCTCTGTAAATTTCTTTGGACTG